AATCAGCCAAGAACTTGCTGACCAGTGTCACTATCGGTTAGAGTTAGATGACCGTGGTAACGTTGCCTACGACATTGTAGGTATCAAAGGACACGGTGTGGTTGCTATTGACACAACACCGTGGCGTGCCTATGAGCACGTAGAAAGATTAGAACATATTTGCAAGATAGTTCTTGCATCAGGGAAATATTAAAATGAGCCAAGCACAATACAACTTATCAACCAAAACAGATTACCTACATCGCAAGATGTTTTTGGATCCTGCTGGTCCTGTGACCATTCAGCGTTTTGAGGAAGTAAAATACAACAAGCTGGTCAAGTACGAACAAGAGGCTCGCGGATTCTTTTGGGTACCAGAAGAAATTTCATTGACCAAGGATGCCAATGACTTCAAAGAAGCATCAGACACAGTCAAGCACATCTTTACATCCAACCTGTTGCGCCAAACAGCGTTGGATAGTTTGCAAGGCCGTGGTCCAGCACAAGTGTTTACTCCTGTTGTGGGCATACCCGAGCTGGAAGCATTAATGTACAACTGGAGTTTCTTTGAAACCAACATTCATTCGCGCAGTTACAGCCACATCATTCGCAACATCTACAATGTGCCCAAGGATGTGTTTAACACCATCCACGATACCAAAGAGATAGTGGACATGGCTTCTAGTGTGGGCCGGTATTACGATCACTTGCACATGGTAAATTGCGAAAAGGAACTGGAAGTTCCTGTTAAAGAGTATGCTCATGTCAAAGCCATTTGGATGGCACTCAATGCCTCGTATGCATTGGAAGCATTCCGCTTCATGGTTAGCTTTGCTACCAGCTTGGCCATGGTGGAGAACAAGATCTTTATCGGCAACGGCAACATCATTCAGTTGATCCTGCAAGACGAAATTCTGCACAAAGAATGGACTGGGTGGATTATCAATCAAGTGGTGAAAGAAGATCCTCGCTTTGCTCAAGCCAAGGCTGAATGCGAAACCGAAGTATATCAACTGTACTTGGATGTGATCCGTGAAGAAAAAGAATGGGCCGACTACCTGTTCAATAAAGGACCAGTGATTGGTCTCAACGCACAGATCCTAAAAGACTTTGTGGACTACACAGCCGCAAACGCACTCAAAGAAATTGGCATCAAGTATCAAGAGCCGGCACCGCGAAGTACACCCATACCGTGGTTCAACAAGCACGTGGACACCAGCAAGAAACAAACAGCTCTGCAGGAAAATGAATCAACCAACTATGTTATTGGCGTTATGGGCGACGCTATTGACTACGACGAATTACCAAATTTATGATTAACGACAACTGGTTCCAACAAGGTGGGTTTGAAACCTACAAGCATCCAACTCCTATCAAGTATGAAACTGCTACGGACAACGGCACAATAGACACACTGGAAGGTCCTGTTGCCTACACAGTGGGTCACAAAATTATTACTGGGCCCAAGGGCGAACGGTATCCTGTGAGTCCTATCAAGTTCAATGCTTATTACGACGATAACCAGGATGGCACAGCTATCCCCAAGAAGATCATGAAAGTAGCAAAACTTGCTGACCATGATGGTGTTGTTCGAGCGTCATGGGGTAACTTAGCATACACTCGTGGCAATGACTACATTGTGAAACACGGATCCGGTGACTATGGTGTTGTTAAAACAGATATTTTTGCCAAAACTTACGATAAATCAAAAGAAAGAAAATAAAATGAAAGCAATTGTATGGTCAAAAGACCAATGCCCCTACTGCGACCAGGCCAAAGCGTTGTTAAAATCACGCAACATTGAATTTGAAGAACGCAACATCATGAAAGACTGGACACGAGAACAACTACTAGAAGCAGTACCAAATGCTCGCACAGTACCACAGATCTTTTTAGATGACAAACTTGTGGGCGGGTTCACTGAACTCAGAACAAAACTAACAGAAAGCAAATAATGGAAATTGGAAAAGTTTACACATTTAAATTGAACTCTGGCGAAGAAATGATTGCCAAAGTTATGGACGCTGGTGAAGGCTATGCCATGCTACAGGACCCTGTAAGCGTGGCTCCTGGACCACAAGGCATGGGACTTGTGCCATCAATGTTTACCGCAGATCCTGACAAAAATCCTCGGCTAAATATGAATTGTGTTGCTATCTCTGCACTAACTGATGAATCAGTTCGTATGAAATACATTGAAGCAACCACAGGCATCAAAGTGCCAGAAAAGCGAATCTTAGTAGGATAAAATGCCAGCAGTACAACGAGTAGGTGATGCAGACGGTGCAGGAGGCGTGGCCAGTGGCGGAGTTGGTTCGGTGCGAGCCAACGGTCGAGCAGTAATTGTTGATGGCAACTCTGTAAGTGCTCATCCCTGCTGCGGTCAAAAAGGCTGCCCACCTATTCATTGTAGTGCTGTCACAGCCGGCGGATCAGGCACTGTCAGAGCTGGCGGTATTCCTGTGGTGTATACAGGTGCCGGAGATACTTGTGGACATGCTAGAGCCGGTGGGTCGGATAACGTTAGGGTGGCAGCATAATGGCAGGCATCCTTACTCCACTACAACTTACTGCGGCTGCAGGACTGTTGTCCAACACAGGAATAAAACCATTTCCTCCTGCGTTAATGTCGGCAATTGTGACATTTAATGCTACCACTGTTATTACCAACTTTCTTGCCGCAGTTAATTTTTATAAAGCACAATCGTTCGCTACTCAAAGTACATTAGAAAGTTTATTAAGTATTGGTAGCACAGTATGTCCAGCATTAGGAAATAGCATACCTACTAATCCTGTTGGCACATATCCATATTTAAGAACAGAATATCTTACTACTCCGTTTAATGCTACAGATGGATCTACTTTAGACCCGTCGGGATTTAGTAATTTAATTGAACAGACTTGTGCTGCTTACCTTGGCAACGGGGATGTGGGTCGATTTACGTTGGGATTCATGGCAGTTCAAGGTTATATCAATACCACCAACCAGTATATTAATTCTGCTGTGAATGCGCAAACTTATCTTGGTCCCACTTTTACAAACATGGATGCTTTGACCACAAACAGTATTAGCAATTTAAATCCTGAGTTTGAAAACTTTGCCATAGACTTGGCCAATCAAGGCAATTTAACCAACTTAAACGACATTAAATTGTATGGCACACCGGCAGGACTGTTGCGCCAAATAGCCGCAGAAGGCAATATGGTTGGCGGAGTTTTTAGTCCGGTACAAACGCCTTTGTTGGCTGCAGGATTAACAGCTAAAGAAGTACAAACTTTATTAGCAGGCCCAACCACAGTTTCAGACAATGAATATTTGCGGTTACAACGCCTAGCATATCAAGGTATGACTAATGTAACTGGCACTGAGTTGCAACAAGTATTAAGCATATTAGAAGTTACTACGCCCGGCATCAATGTAATGACCGACTTGTTAGATCAAACCAAAATATTTCCTAACAGTTACACTACATTACTGACTCCTACTCCCGAAGGGCCAGTACCAGTTTATGGTACAGACGGTAGTGTAAACATGAATTTAGCTGACAATGTATCAGCATACCTAGCATCACCTAACGGATGTGAAGATTTAGGCAAAGTAATACCTCCAGCACAAGCAGTGTCCAATAAAGCTGTGCAAGTGGCATTGGAACAAACTTCTAATATTACCAATACCACAATGCCTGCATTGGCCAACACAATCAACACAGTATCAAGAAATCCTTGGAATATTAATATACCATACCTTGCTAACGATGTGGTAGCAGATGCTCCGTCAGTGCCCGCAGTAGGAAACTTAGCACAATTAACTCCAGACACTGTGTTTTATCGTGCTCAACAAGATGTGCCGGCTGCCGGGTCTGATGAAGCTCCAACTGGTATAAACATCAACAACACTGACTATTGGCTACCAACCACACTAGGTTGTGGACTAAGCACTATGGCCAATTTGCCATTGATTCAAGCACAAACCACACCCATTGATCCTTCTGTAGCTGAATATTTTTCCAGTACATTGGCCACTGGTACAGGATCAGATGGTAACATAACCACTTGTGATGTAATTGGCCTGGCAGTTGATCATGATGATTTTGCTACTCGACTTACTACGGCTACCACTGCCATCAATGCATTGCAAACAGCTGGCAGTCTTGCCACACTGAATACTGCCTATACTACCATGCTAGCCGCAGGCAATGATGCCGCAGTACTAACACAAATTACAAACGCCAACAACGCCATTAGTGCTTTGAGTGCCAGTCCTTATGTGACCATATTAAACATAGCATGGACATACATGGCTAACCTAATGAATCTTTCGAGCAAGTATACCACCGAGGGTGCAATTGATTATTTTACATTTCCGGCAGGTGACAAAATTAGTACCATGAGCTTTGTGCAAAATCTTCCGCAATATGGCAATCAAACTGATCTTTGCGGGCCTGCTGCATTTTTGAATAGTGTAGCAGACACTACCACACTTACCGGTCAGGCCATAGTGGGTGCCATGCGTGAAGGCAAGAACAATCAGTGCTTGGGTGAGGCTAGATTGAATGTTAACACCACTCCTAACCCACGGCCCACAGTGACCCCTGTGCCTGCTGTGACCCCTGTATACTAAAGTATACATTTTTACCGGTTGACCAATAATACCCTATTTGCTATAATCTGGGCATGCGGACCAAAATGCAACGCCAAATACAGAAGTACTACTATCGTACTAATTTTACAGTGGTAGAACTCCTGGTGATTGTAGGGTTATTATTTTGGTTGACCAGAAAAGCCGTTTTTGCTATAATTATGGCATAGTAAGCAACAAAGGAGCCCCAAATGACCCAGATGTCCAAGATCCAGCAAGTTAATTCTGCTATCATGTTTGGTGAGTTTTCAAACACTGAACTCGACAGCATTATCAGTGCAGTGCAATTTGCCAAGGCCAGCCTACGCAAACACAATATCCGCCAATTTGCCAAAGGTGACACAGTGAAGTTTCACAGCACCAAACGTGGCATGACTATGTCGGGCACCGTGAGCAAGATTGCTATCAAGTATGTGACAGTGAGCACCCAGCAAGGCCTGTGGCGTGTGCCTGCTAACATGCTGGAGGCAGCATGACATTTCGACGTTGGCTAACCCAACGGTGGTATGCTCACTGCCTTGAAATAGAAGAATGGACTGGACGCATGCCGCCCTACCCAATGTCAGAATATTTTGCCAAATACAAATATTGGCTCAAACGCGAATACCGTCATCAACAAGGAGTAAAAAATGGGTCTTGATATGTACGCCTATGTGGCCACCCGTGAAGGTCAGCAACGCGAATACTACGACGGTGCTGAGTGGGACGAAACCACCAAAGATCTTGTGAACACAAAAGTGAACAAGCCGCGTGAGATTGCCTACTGGCGCAAGCATCCTAACCTGCATGGCTGGATGGAACGGTTGGCAGAACAAAAAAAGTTAGACTACAACAGTTTCAACGGCATTGAAATGGAACTCACTGCCGAGGACTTGGATGAGCTTGAACGGGCAGTCACACACAGTCAACTGCCTGCCACATCGGGTTTCTTCTTTGGCGACAATAAGGATCAACTCTACCACGATCAGGACTTGGCGTTTATCAAAGCCGCCAGAACAGAAATGTTCATGGGCTTGAAAGTGTTTTATAACTCATCGTGGTAAGGCGTTAAGTATATGAATGAAACTGATTACAGCCACTCAAGGTTTGATGCCATAATGGCCGCAGGATGGATCCGCGACCTCGAAAGTTCAGACAGTCGCATTCACAAAGAGAAAGTGATTGAAAAAGCCCTGATGGCCTCAAGGCTGGGCAGTGCCGATGCACAGTGTTTCCTGTTCAACTGCTATCAAGCCTACAATCCGTTCTATGTGTTTGGCATTAGGCAAGTGCCAGAAACTACGGGACTGACTGGCCGTGATAATCCTTGGACACAGTTCTGGGCTATGCTAGAAGCCCTGCGTACTAGATACATCACAGGCAATCGTGCTAGAGAAACAGTTGAGCTAATGAGCCAGCAGTTTGACTCAGAAGAATGGAATGGCCTAGCTCGCCGTGTGTTGATCAAAGACCTACGGTGCGGTGTCTCCGAAAAGACCATTAACAAGATTGTGGGTCGAACCGAATACCGGATTCCCGTATTTTCATGTCAGTTAGCACAAGACTCAACTGATCAGCCCAAGAAAATGAAAGGCATCAAACGCCTGGAATGCAAGTTAGATGGCGTGCGTGTGTTGGCAGTGGTTAGTGGCGCCACAGTCACACTATACAGCCGCAATGGTAAAGAGTTTGAGAACTTTCCGCAGGTTGCCGACGCTATCGAAGATGCTCGCAAGCATTTTCAACACGGTCGTGGCACCGGTGGACATTATGTGTTAGATGGTGAGATTGTGGGTGAGAGTTTCCAGCAACTCATGCGCCAGGCGCATCGCAAATCAAATGCCGAAACTACAGGCATGGTGTATCACATTTTTGATATCATCCCGCTTGACGCCTTTCAAGAAGGACATTGCAACCTGCAACAGTACAAACGCATTGAATGGTTAGAATCGGCTCGTGCTGGCTTGGAAGAAACCACATGTCTGCGTATCATGCCCGGATTGGATGTGGATTTGGACACAGCCGAAGGACATGACATCATGCAACGCTATGCGGAAGCCGCTGTGGAAGGTGGCTTTGAAGGCATCATGATCAAGAGCCTAGATGCACCTTACCAATGCAAACGTTCGGACTCTTGGATGAAATGGAAGCCCACCATTAGTGTTGATTTGAACATTGTGGGTTTTGAAGAAGGAACTGGTAGGAATAAAAACCGGTTGGGTGCTATAATCTGTGAAGGAGATGACAATGACCGTAGAATT